TCTTTTTCAGCCATTTGCTGAAGTTCATCTAGTTTCATTATATTATCATCCTATAAAATGAGCAGAGTGGGTTGTAACTTGCGTTACTATATTATCTCTCAAAAGAGACTCAAACTAATGGGTGTCCAAGTCAACCATTGTCTGCTCAGGTATATTTATAAACTTTCAAATTCGTACAAGTCGTATTTCATTGTCACAGTTGCAGTCAATTGTTCTGTATCTGTAATCTGTGAATTATAGGTAAGTCCACTAAGTGCAGTTGGAAAACAATTAGTAAAACTAATTCTTGTCTTTGCATTATTCTTATTAGTAAGAATGGTAAGTGTTGCATCACTCATTAATGATGATGGTTGTCCAACACTTTTTCTTTGTGTATCTATAGAGGGTTCGCCAGGGCGTGTTTGTGCTTCTGCAGCAAGAGCCGCAGTAAATTGTTCATTGTCTTTAGGAAATCCAATACCAATCATCCAATCATGTATTTCACGATAATTAGATAAATCTTCATTTACTAGAAATGTAATTTCTAAATCTTCAAAATCTATAGTGTCACCCATGAATGCAATAGTTTTGAATCTTGTATTAACAGTTGCATCTCCTGTAAAACTAATGCCAGGCAAATTCACACCTGTTACAAAATATTCTACATTGGGTATCTTCAACAATTGAAATCTGAATTGTGAAGGTGACGCAAAATCCATGTTTGCTGGTTGTCTTTGTAATGGATTAATTTTTGTCATAGTGTTCTTCCTTTACACTATTTATAACGAAAAAAGGGGAGCATTTCTGCTCCCCCTGAGTTTTGGTTGCTTGAAACAACTCTTATTACATAATGTTGACGACTTGTACTCTTCTGTAGTATACGTTGTCGTTGGCTGTAAGAGCTCCGCCTCTGACGTTTGCACCACCAGCAAATGGGTTTGCAGTAAGACCGTAACGTGTCTTGAAACCAATTTTTGGCTGGAATGTGTTCTCACCCACTGCACGAACCATCTGTAGTGGAACGTATGGGCAGTAGAAAAGACCTGCGTCATATGGTGAAGTACCTTTATAACCCACTGTGTAGTACTGTTTTTCAGCACCGTTTGCAGCATATGGGTCAATATACACTTTGTAACGTCCGTTAAGAACACCAGCGAAAGTGTTACCAGCATCATCAACATTCAAGTTGTTGTTGAGGGCAGGAGCGTAATCAAGAACACCAGCCATCTGAAGTGCAGAAGCGACATCAGAAGAACAGATAATCATGTTACCCTTACCTCTACGAGTTTCGATTGCAATTTGGTTAGCATCTCTCTCGACTTGGAACATAAGTCCTTTGAACTTTTCAACGCTCCAACGTCCGTTTGAGTCAACGTCCATGTCGAAGATACCAGCGTTTGCAGTATCAGTTTGTGCGCCTGGCTTTGCAGTTACATAAACAGTTCTTACAACTTCTCTGTTGATTTCAGAAAGAATTTCTGAAGAAAGAATGTTTGCAAGTTCTGTTTCTGCGTCAAGACCGTGAATTGCTTTAAGGTCTTGTGCGAGTTCCATTGTGTACTCTGCCTTAAGCGCTCTTGATCTTGCTTCAACAGTTTGCTTCTCAATTGAGAATGCCATTTCTGCAAAGTGGTTAGAACCTGAGTCGCCTTTGGCTTCTGCAGCCGCAGTTGTCATACCAATACCAGTTACATATGTGCCTGGAGCAGCATCGTTAAGAACAGCAGGGTTAGTACCTTGCATCTGAGTGTTACCACCTGAGAAGTCGTTATCGGCTTCGTCATAGAATGCTTCTGTACCAGATTGGTTAGTATAACGTGAACGCATTGCAAAGATAAGTCCAGTTGGGCCAGTCATTGGCTGAACACCGGCAATATCATATGCGATAAGGTTAGGCATCGCTCTCCTTACGAGAGAGATGAGGATCGGATCCCAATTATCAACGGCAGAACCAGTTGCGTTAGTTGGGGCAGCTTCGCCGAGGAAACCTCTATCCTCGTTGAGAGCAGCTTCTTGGTTTTCTAGGACAAGAGTGGTTACAGCCTTACGATAAGAGTCTTTGATCTCTGGAAGATCGTTATGCTCTAGGACTGGCTGCCACTTTTCCTGTAGATGTTCTGTTTTGAACATTTTAGTTTCTCCTTATTGAGTTTTCTTATAATATTTATAAAAAACTAACTTTTGATTAGTTTTTTGTCCGCTTTACATTTTTACTGATTGCAGCCATGTAAGTGGACATTGCACCAGTTGTATCGTAGGACTGTCCTTCTTCCGAAGCACTGTCCACAGATTCAGCGACAGTTGTTGCTTTAGGGAAATAACTTTCCTTGAGCTGGTCGAGTTTTTCTTTGAAAGACTCTTCATTTGAAAAATCTACCTCTTCTGCAAGAGACTTAAACTTTTCTACCTCTGTATCTGCGAGGTCAGAAGAACATTCAGTAAATACTCTCTCACGAACAAGAACGTCATGTGACTTTTTCAACTCAGCACTCTTTTCAATTTGTTCGTTGAGTTTTGCTTCAAGTTCATCAATCTTCTCAGACTGTTGACCAAGAATGTCGTACTTCTCATCTGGAACATCAACATAATGCTCTTCAAACAGAGCCTTGAGTCCAGAGATAAAGTCCTCTGCGATTTCGCCTTTCAAGCCACGCTCGATTGCGATTTCGTTTTCTTTCATCCACTCTTCTACAACATAGTTCATGTAGTTGTCAACTTTTTCAGTCAACTCATCACGCACTCTGTTGATTTCTTCAGCGACTTCTTGAACTTTATCTTGTTCAATTCTTTCGACTTCAGAACGAAGTTTAGATTTAACAGCGGCTTCAAAAACTGTAGCAGCCTTAGTTTTAAATTCTTCAGAAAGTTCCTCATCTTGTGTAAGAGCAGAAACGTCCTCAGATACATCTACAGAAGCGATGCGCTCATCAAGAGTAGATTCTTCAACCTTTGCGTCTTTCGACTCGGCTTTTTCTTCTTCCTCTTCTTTACCCATCATCTCCATCTTGTTATACATGGCCTTGAGTTCTTTTGCTTTCATGCCTTCCATTTTTTTCATCATTTCGGCTTTCATCATTTCTTTAGTCATGGCCATTTCCTCTAACTCCTCACCGTCATGTTCAATTTCGGTTTCAGCAGCAAGAGGTTCTTTAATAGCAGTTGGTTTGTCTGCGCCTCCGGCGTCTTTTGCACCTTTGGTTTGAGCATCAGAAACTTTCTTCATCTTGTCACCTGCTTTTGCAGATCCAGATTCCGCTTCTGGTTTCTCTTCACCGGCACCGCCGAGGTCTTGGACTTCACCCTCTACTTTATCCATTGAATCACCTTTTGCGGCACCCTTCTTAGGGGTATCCTGAGCCATCTCATCGAGCTCGCTCTGAACTTCCGCTTCTAGTTCCTCAATTGTCTTGTCTAGTTCTGACATTGGGATTTCTCCTTGAGTTTTGTTATCTTTACATATTTATAATAATTAAAGTTTCGACAAGAATTTTGCGAATTCTAGAGCGGAAACATTAGATTGTCTCCTTCTAACACCCTCATTAATCCTGTCTTTAATATTTTGTATCTCTACCTCTTTCAACAATCCATTATCCCAAACCCACTCTTTACCTTCCATGATACCTTCAACGAAGGCCTGAGGTGCAGAAGGGTCTGCAACAATATCTGCCGCAGTGGCGAGATAAAAATCGTCTTTCACATAATTTGCACCACCTTTATTTTCCAGTGAACCCATACCTCTTGAAGAGACACCAAGTTTACCACCGTCTTTGATTAGTGCTTTCGCAATTTCCCCCATCGGAGTAGAGAGCAATTTTGCCTCACCAACGAAGTTCTTTCCATTCGCTTCCAGTTTTGTGATCATGTGCGAAACCCTGTCAAGATTGACTGTTGGGCCTTCAGGGTGTCCAAGTTCCCCAAATGCACGACCTTCAGCAACAAATTCTTTATTGTAACGAGTGACTTCTTTCTGAAGTACACCCATTGGATAGACTCGACCATTTCTATTTTTCTGGTCGGCCTGCATGAAGATTCCACGAATCTTCATTTCTTTTTTATCGCCTTTTTCTTCAACGATATATTCTACGTCTTGTATCTGTTCTGCAATAAGTTTCATGTTAGAACCCCGCCGAAACTATTGGAGTAATTTTAAAATCGGATGCACCACGCATTCCAACTCCAATATCTGTATGGATAATAACACCAGAGTTTGCATTAATTCTTATTGAGCCTGTGTCACCATCATCGTCTGCATTTCTAATTGTAACCACACCTTTAGAACCATTATTGAATACATAATGTGCAGTAGCGGTTTTACCCTTAGTGCTTCCAGTGGCCAGTGCTTCTTCTGCTCCAATTATTTTCATGTTACTCTTCCTAAATTGATAATACTTCTGCCTCAAAATAGTCCATTAGTTTCTTTGGCGGAACTTTAAACTTCTTAGAGACATTATTTATTGTTTTGTCAAAAGTATTTAGGAAATCTGAAGGTTTAGACTCCATTTCCTTAAAAATAGCGTCAACAGCGTCCTGTAGTTTAGGGGATAGTTTTTTATACTCCCTAGACTTCTTATGCTCATCTTTTTCTGGTAGTTCTTGTGCGAACTCTGAAAAAGGTTTACTCACTATCTTCTACCTCTGGTATGTGATGTGTAACGAATGTTTTCGCAACATCTTTTCTTTTTGTTTCCAATGCATCACCTACTTTTGCAGAAAGGGCTGCATTGAAATGTGTTTCTGCTGAAAGGTTATCACCGTCACCAATCGCATTAACAAAGTCTTTTACTGAATCCATCATTTATCTCCTTTTGAGGGGTCATTATGAGCGAACATACCATCATCTTCTGGAGCTCCCATATCACCACCTTCTTCATCTTTTATTTGGTTTTCAATATCTTGTATCTCTTCATCATTCATACGAAGAACATTCTTGCGTACATATTCTTTAGAGAAGTAAGTACCCACATAACTTTCAATCTGGCCTAACATATCTAAACGGTTCTGTAGAATTTCTGCATTCTTTAGTTCCGTAAAGTGTCCATCTTGCATAAAGTCAAACTGGATATGCTCTTTCATCGTATCCCATTCTTCTACTGCAATAACACCTTTGAGAACCAACTGTGTTTTTAGAATGTCCATAAACAATACTGAAAACTTCTTACGAAGTTTCTGTACGAACTTTGTAAACTTCAGTTCGTCACGAGTAATGTTATCAGAACGTCCAATAGAGAATGAGTTCTCTGCCTCAAGTCTTGAGATAGGAACATTTAATGAACGATAAAGTTTGTTTTGGAAGTATTTGATATCATCAATCTCACCAAGGTTTGAACCGCCAGGCAAGGTTGTGATTTCTGTACCTCTACCACCTTCTCTACGAGGAAGCCAAAAATCTTCCAACATAGACATATGATTTCTATCGTCACGAATCTCACCTGTCTTTGCATCGTAAACTAATTTGTTACGATAACGATTCATAACATCTTTTAGATACGCTTCTGCTTTTACTTTAGGTAAGTTACCAACGTCAATATAAAAGATACGTCTTTCAGGCGCACGAGAGATACGATAGATAACTAGTGCATCTTCAATCATACGCAACTGATTAACAGGTTTGATTGCTTTGTTTAGATATGATATCACTGTACCTCTGTGCATATCAACTACACCAGAAGGACAGTACGCAACTGAGTCTGCTGTAATCTTTATACCAGAAGTCGTTCCAGTATTTTGATCCATACCTTTTTCATTGTAAAGATAATAATCATCAATACCTTTTACTAAATCTAAACCTGTTTTTGGATCTTTTTCTTTTCTCTGTTCTCTGACCTTTTTAATCTTACGAGGGTCAATGTAACGTAATTCTTTAATACCCTTTCGTGGAGCCTTTGTATCAATTACCTTATGATAATAGATACGTCCATCTACATACCATCTTCTAAAAATATCATGTCCTTTTGCATTGAAATCCATCAGACGCAAAACTTCATCAAATTCTTCACGAATTTTTGCCTTGATATTTCTGGAAAGGTCTAGTCTGTCAAGGGAGAGTGAAACTGATTTGTCTCTTTCATCAGAGACAATCGCTTCGTTTGCGATATCTTCAATTGCACCATCACATTCTGGTTGTTGTGCAATATCACGATATCTTCTTATTAAGTCAAGTTCATTTCTATCACGACCATCCATGTCAAGCACAGATGCATAATGACCCCCACCTGATACAATATCAAGGGTGCCATCATCAGATGGGGGAGCGGTGAAACCATCACCACTCCCTTTGTCTGCTCGTGTAATTCTGAAACCAAAGAGTTCAGCCATACTATAATACTCCTAATTTTACCCAACTATTTAGTCGGTTTGTAAAACTAGATTATACGCCGGCATTAAATGACGTATAGCGCCAAGTAATATCAAAGGTTTCAATGTCACTTACTGTGTCCATGCTCAGTTCGATTGGAGCAAGTGCCTGTGGCCAACAACTAGTTAGAGTGTACTGTTTTAGAACAGTGTCATCTCTGTCAAGTTGTTGTACTACCATATCGGCAGTATAGTCAGTAACATTAGTAACACCAGTATTAGTATCAAGGTCATTGATACCATTCATCCATCTTTCCATACCGTTCCTGATTGCGAAATCAGTATCGTTAAGGACTGTGGTTGTCCATGTTTCAAATGTTCTGTCACCAGCGAGGAACAATTGTCTACCTCTGAAGTTCACAGTAATCTCAGGGATTGTCTGGCCAGGCAAACTTGCTGCCTTAATGAAGAACGATGAAGTTCCCAATGGTAAACCAGTTGCAATGCCTGGCGGTGTATTCAGAATAACTCTGAATTGGTTTGCTCTCGCACCGCCACCGATAAGTTGAGCTTTAAATTGATCAATAGTTGCCATTTACCCTCTCCTTATCCTGCTATCTCTGAGAACTCAACACCAGTTCGTACTGCTATGAAGTTCAGTGTGATGAAGTTGATAGAACGTGCTGGTTTGATGTAGATGTCACCAATAAACTCGTTTCTGTCAATTACTTCACCTGTGTTATTTGTTTCATCACAGATTACTTTAAAGTCTGTGATACCTCTTCTACCTTGAACATCTCTCAAGAAAGGTTCAATCAAGTTCTTAAATTGTGCTCTTGTGAAGTCATCGTTGAATTCAAAGAGTTGGAACTTGGCTGCGTTTGCAATTGCTTTCTCAAGAACAAGGAACAATCTACGCACGTTAATTCTGTCAAATGCAGAAGGTCTTGCGAGGGCTGTCTTGTCACCAAAGAGGAATGTTCCCTGTCCTGCCTCAGAGATAACTGGGTTAATTCTGGCAGGGTAAAGAATATCTCTTTGTGCCTTGTTTGGGTTGAATGCAAGTTTAACTGCACCACGAATCTGTCCTCTGTTCAGTCCGGCAGGTGAGAACCATGCATCTGCGACTTGGTCAGTATTCGCACATACACCAGCAATGTCACCATTCAACGGAATGAAACGGAACACATCGTTATATCTGTCATAGATATATTTGTATCCACTGTCAAACACTGCATATGAGGAACTTGAAAGTCCATCAAAGAATGCCTTAACTTGTGCAGTCTGTGTAATTGAACTAGGAACACTAACAACATCTTCTCTACGAGGTGAAATGAATGCAATACAATCTTTTCTTGCCTCTACTAGGTCAATGATATTAGTTGCATGAGTTGCTCCATCACCTGATGGTAGTGATGAACCAGCCATCACAAGGTTAATATCAACCGTTGCTGAATCTGCAAAGAATTGATATGCAGTATCTAACTCACCTACTGTTGGTGCATCGGCAGTACCGTCTGCTCCTCCAATAAGAGCGATTTCGATAACACCGCCATTACCAGCTGTTGTTGCAAATGTAGAATCATCTGCGACTCTTATTGCAGCGGTATCTCCTGCCTCAGGCAAAGTCTGACCAGAGGCCGAAGGATGACTTGTCCAAAATACAAGACCTGAACCATTGTTGATTACATTAACATAGTAGTTAGTTCCACCCTGTGATGTTTTTGCATCAAATGCTTGAGATACAAAAGAGTAAACTTCAAGAACTGAACCTACTCTATTACCGGCAGTTCCATATTTAGAACCACTGATTTCTCCTGTTGTGTCAAAAACAACAACGTGAATTTCATCATTGGTAATATTTTTACTTGATGCCCATGTTGATGTGCCAGGTGCCGCATCTACTTGGTCATAGAACTTCCAACGTCTACGAACATTTGTTGCCGCAACCAAGGCAGATTTAAGTCCACCACCGTTAGGATTATCTAGTTGTCTAATGTGAATGTTATCACTTTGAATTAGAGTAATTTCATACTCTGTTCCATCTGCTTCTTGGAAG